CCACTGCTTACCTTTGCGTGACACCCATCTCAGGTTGGTGAAGGACCCTACCAAAACCTTCCGTTCTTCTTCTTCTAACTCCTCTTCTTCCGCAAGGACTTCAACTATGGCCAAAACGGCCTCTTGGTAGATATTGTCAGTGGCTGCAGTATAGTCACCACTGATAATCTTTTCACCTACCTTGAGGTCGTTAAAGACCGCATCGAAGTCCTCCCTTTTGACGTCCCCTCGAACCAGCCACCCAAACTCACTCAGGTGGTCATACAAGGCTGTATGAACCGGTCGAAGAACCCTCTTTACCCTAGCGGACTGCATCGTCACAGTCCGAAATTTCCCCTTTGTCTTCGCAACTCCAGCCCTTACGAGGCTATCATCGAGCGAACACTCTTCGGGTAGGGTGGCAAGAGTACCTCCTTCCAATTTCGTTGTCTCTAGACAACCCTGTTGGTCGGGAACGTACCCGCTCCTCTCTCGCCCGTCGGACGCGCCGACATACACGGCCTCGCTGCCGTCTTTTCTTTCTCCCTCCAACTTCGAACCCCAGCCGGACACTAACTCTCTAACACGCCTCTTCAGTAGCCATATAGGATCATGGCACCAAGAGGCAGTAGGAAACTTGGGCTTAACACTTACGTGTTTCTGCCAAGCTAGCTGCGACAAGCGAGAAGCGACCTTATCACATGGTTCGCAAGGGAAGTCGAATATCCTTTTTGATCCTTTTACGATCGATTCGAACTTTTTTCTTTTGTTTCCCCTACCACGCCTAATACGGACACTACTTGTCCACTCATCCCACTCCCGCCTAAGCTGGAGGCAGTCCTTCCCCGTGAAAACGGGTCTATCACCTGGGAGATTAAACTCCGAGCAGATGATGAAGGCTGCCTTGCTCAAGGCACTTGACAAGGACCCTGGTGAAGAACACCGGGCTGCTTTTGAGGTACCTCCGGTTTTACCCGGTCTTCCCTCGAAGGAACTCTTGTTGCTTGAAGTAGTCATTGAACTGCCCAAGAAGTCCCTGATCCG